GATAAAGACATTATGTTTCCAGAGAATAAGTTCATTCAAGATGACTTCAAGGTTGCTCATATAAATAATTTTTTTAATAGCATTCCAAACACTGATCCAGATCCATATGTTGAGCAGAATCTTATTGATTTGAGAAAGTCCACACTTGCTGAAGCAATATTTGTTGGAACTCTTAGTTCAGAGGATCTATTTAGACCATCAGCTTTCTGGAGTTATGATCTTGGACAGAATTTAGCTGAAAAGGGGATTGCTAAGAAATTGAAGACTGATGTCTTTTATATAACTGCAATCGTATTCCAACCAAATCAAAGTGTTCAGTTTGTTTGTTTTGAGACAGTTTATTCTTATGCACAATTAAAAAAACTAGCAAAGAATCTTGATCAACCATTTGGAGAATCATTGTTTGGACTTGATAAAAGAAAAAACAATTTTATTGCTCATATAGATCAGCTCAATGGATTTTTGTTGTTGTTGAATGATGATGACACTGCAATATGGAGTGCCGATAGAATTGAAGCTACTGAGATAATTGATAGATATATTTTTATAAGAAAATTTTGTGCAAACCTTTCTCATCATCACTTATCAACTGAATTAGCTAGAAAAGGAATTGCAACAGATCACAAAAGACTTGCTTATTGGGAGAAGTCTGAATCTAAGACACCAGCATTTGTGAAAGATCAGAATTTATTTAAAGCATTGATCAAGGTATTAGCAGAAAGATCATTTGCTTTGTTTGAATATTATTTGAGGGATTCAGTGGGAGAAGATCTTGTCCCATTGCATAAGATTGAGACTTGGATCAGAGAATTTGTATTATTTGGAAGAGATTCATCATTGATCGACATTCCAGAGTTTATAGATAATTTTATTTATTTTGATGATGGGGAAAAGAAGAACTCAGTCAAGAAAGAGTATGAACAAGTCTTGATGAAAACCAAACTTGATAAGAGTCTCAGAGAGAATATCAATATCTGGTCGGCTAGAGATTTGGATGATTCACCAGTACAGATCATTCAGTTCACAAATATGCTTGGACAAATGTCTGATGCTGATGTTGTTGAGTGGACAGAGGATTTATATCAAGATGATCAAGACAAATATGAAGTGTTTAAACTTTGGAAGTTCTTAAATAAAAGAATTGGGGAGTTCCAAGAATTAGAGCCCCCCTTTTAATTCTTAATATATAAACGATCCAACTACGATCAGAGAAGTCATTATGATCCCTAAAACTGAATAAAATTCTTTCCTAGAGACTTTATCATTCAACAGATCAGAAATCTTTTCATCCATCTGATCAAGTCGATCAAGTATCATCACGAGCATCTCTTTCTGTGTGAAGTCGTTATTTTTTGACATTGTAGTTCTTCACTACTGTCTTCAGCAAAGCCAAGACAGATGCAAGACCACCGACAAAAGCAGACTGCAAGAGATCATTGTCTCCACCAGTCATTGCTTGAGCTGTGATCATAGCCAAGAATGTTTCGAGAAATGTTGCCACGCAACGCTCCCCAAGATCTTTAAAATCAATATCTTTAAACATTTTCTTTCTCCTTAATGTTGATGGGAATATGCTTCGAGATAAGCAATTCGATCTCTTAAGTTATCGAACTCCCAGCTCTCAAGCTGATTATTCTCCAAAGTTGTTATCTTCTTCAATAAGTCTTGCCATTCCCATTTCATCAACTCATATGACTGAGAGTCTTGTGAGGGATTGTTGAGATCAGAGATATATCTGTTTTGAAAGTCATCAACTTTCCATTCCAGATCACTGAGTCTTTTGTCTAAGTTTTGAAATTCAGCATTGAGATAAACGATCTGATCTCTAAACTGATCAGCTTCATAGCTGATTTGTTCTAACTGATTGACTTTCTCATATAGTGTTGCAATATCATTTGAAACCATAGTTTCAGATCGAAGCTCTTCAAATCTGTATTCGATAGAGTTCATTCTTTCATCTATGTTGCTCAATGTGGTCAGAACAGCACCAAGACTTTGAATCCCAGCACCGATAGATCCCATCAGAGTGATTGCAGTCACTACGATTGCAAGATTATCTTTTATCTTTTGAAGCATTATCTGTCACCAGTGCAACAACCATTGCCACAGCAATCCATTATCCACCTACTTTGAACAGAATTTCACGAATGACTTCTTCGATGATTATTAAGTTTTGATTGAAACCAGATATGCTTTCTTGATAAGCATTGACTTGAGCTTTTAATGTTGCAACTTCTTGTTGCATATCATTAACTGTTTTAAATAACCAAGCCACTAATCCAGCGAGACCACCTTGCAATATTTGATTAAGATTGACTGTTGCTTTCATAATTTGTTTTGACTCCTTTAGTCGTTAGAGTCCAGAAGAATCCTCTCCAAGTGATCGTGTTATTGTCATAGACCACCAGCTCTGGATGAAATGTGTTTTTCTTTCGATCTACAACTAAAGTCACAAATCCTCCTTGCCAATCTGGATGTTTGGAATATCCCAAACCTTTTAGATCAGCAAGTGTGCCAGTTTCAATTGCAGAATATAAATTCATTTCCTCGCCAGTCCAACGAGTTTGATGTGTTATTGCAAGTCTGTGAGTATGTCCCATAATGATCGATCCATTGATTCTTTCAATAGATGACAAAGCACTCATTCCAGCTTGTTTTCTTAATGCAGATCCAGAGTGAGTTGCAAACAATCCTTTGACAACTTCATATTCACTATGAGGATAAACATCTGATGGTTTGTCCCAATAAGTCCATCCAAGATCATTAAATCTCATTAAATTAGCCAAATGAAGAACAGACTTCTCATCTTCACTGACATCAGCTCTCTTGATCCCAAACAATTGAGGAAGTTTATCGATCAGAGCTCTTCTAAGTCGAAGCTCGTGATTTCCCTCCAAGAAGATCAGTTCATCTTTCTTTGTTAGACCAGCTGAGTCTCTCAGATCTCTCAATGTTGAATATCCTAGATCAACTCCCTTTTGCACAGTAGAAGTGAAATCTGGATTCGTTGCAAACTTTGACAAGTTGGGGAAATCAATTAGATCCCCAATATAGATCAATCCATCTGGACTGACATCTTGCAAGAAATAGTGGGAGAGCTCAGTCAATTGCTTGTTTGCAAATGGAAGCTGTGAATCACCAAGCACAACGAGAAGCTCTGGTTTGCTTTTAGCTTTGAGAGTTGGTTGAGGACTGAAACCATTCCCACCCAGAGATTCTATTGACTTAATGAACTCTCCCAAAAATTTAGGTTTTTGCTTCAGAGTTGCTTTTGTCTGCTCCATTAATCTTTTGCCCCCATTAACATCTGGAGCTTCCCATTGATTAACAGTCAGACTTTGGATTTCCCATTGATCTGGATCAAATCCTCTTTCTTTAAGCATTGACCAGACTTCATTTATATCTGATGATCCAACTGGTAGAGTTGCAGTAGCTTTGCCATCTTTGACTTTGACAGCTACCTTTTCAGATTTGTCTGATCCTTTCACGACTTTATTCTCGTGATTATAATTTTTAAGAGATTTCTTTGGCACGATTGCTCAACCACATTCTGATTGTGTGTGTTTTGATCTTGATCTCAATAGGAGATTGATCAATCAACCACTTAGAAGCAACAGTTGGGGAGATGCCATCTTTGACACCTTGAATTGCTTCTTCAACTAACTCTTTCAATTCATCACGATCTAAAAATGATCTCTTTGGATTGTGATGTGCTGGATTATCCTCAGCATATTTTTTCAATGATACTTTTGCCACTGTTATCCTCTTTCCTCATTTCACAAGCACAGCATTGATTGTGAAAATTAATTAATCGTATATTTTTGATTGCACTTCCTACAAAAGAAGCCACCACCAATGTTCACTCGATCATTCTTCTGATCAAGATCTTCTTTTGGTTTGTGATCATAATCAATCACATTGATCCAAACTTCATCACCTTTGAGAAGAGCATCTCGGATCACCTTATATGTTCTCAAATAGTTATTTCGAGAAGCACCAACCCAGCCAAACTCTTTGATCTGATTGTTTGTTTGATTGTCACCGATAATGACACATCCACTGGAACTTTTCGCACTATTGCCACTATGGATCAAGACATATGTGTATTCTGCACCAGAATAACCTTTCACATCTTGAAGCTCCAGCATTCCTTTGTGATACTCATCACCATATCTTTTCAAATAACGAGAATGAAACCCACCAACTGCACGAAACTTGATCTGATAACGACCATCAGCAAATCTTGTGATGTGTTTGACTTTCTTTTCTCGATATGGATCTTCTACTGTATAAGCCAAAAAATCCTTTGATCCATCTTCATTGATCTTTGATAAGATCCCAGAAGTTGAATCTTTTGTTGAGCTAAATCTTAATAATTCGATTTCCATTATGCCTCCGAATACTCTATGTTAT